CTTTTCCTGCGGGACCAAAATCTGAAGGCATGCTTATTGGTGACTTGGTTTCGTCTACTTCTTCCTCGTTATTGTCCTGGACAAACTCTTCGGGAGACATAATTTTTATGCCACCAACCGCTCCGGGCAAATGTTTTGGGGAAGACATCTCCATTATTTTGTTCAAAACTGCTCTCATATCGCTCATACTTAGGGCTCCGATTCGGTTGCATCGACACTATAAATAGTGTACTATATTAGTGTATTTATCTCTTAAGGTGGAAATATGGTTAAGAAAGTCAAGACTGTTAAGCCGGCCCCTGAGCCGAAGCCCAGAAAGACTAAAGCAAAAAAGGTGGCAGTTGGATTAACTCCCAAAGAAATAGCAACTCAAAAGGGCGAGCCCTATGTTGCGATTGTCAGCATGGAATTGGATCCTAATGATATCAACAACGGTGCATTCGAATTAGATTGGAATGACAAATTCATTGTCAGTCTGATTAAATCCGGATACAAAGTAAAGAAAGAGGACAAGGATACCGACCTTGTTGACCGATGGTTTCAATCAGTATGCCGAAATGTTGCATTAGAAGTTTACGAACAGAGTCAGGCTGATCCTGATAACCGCATGAGAATAGTCCGAACCAAAGACCTTGGTAATGGGCGAACAGAGGTAAGTTAATTATGTTTAAAGACATTGATTTATTTTCCCCCGATTTTGTAATTGATTGCTCTAAATATAATGTTTCTAAAGCACTCTACAAAATAATGAAAAGTAAAAAAATTAGATCATATGCATATGGAATGTGTTACCATAAAACTCCGTTAACGTTCGACTTCATAAAAATTGGTTTAAGTTGTCCTGCATTAGAAAGGAAGAATCCCAAACAATTTGGAGAAAGACTTGTCAGACAGGCTGCTAGCTTGAAGGGTTGGAACGAACCGTACAGACGTAGCACTAATGGAGATGATTTATGGAAAAACATTAAAAGAGAATGTTTTCCTAAGGGAATTTTGACGCGATCATTTAATAAAAATAACTTGCATATCGCAGTATGGGATATTTCCAAAAGAATGCCAAATAGTAATGTACTCCCGGAAAATGAATTAACCGCAGTTGCCTGGACTGAAGGAGAATTATCTGGGCAGTACAAGAATAAATTTGGAAAATTGCCTCCCATTAATTTTAAGGATCCAACAAAAACACATGCATATCGTGACGGGCACATTATGCGGTCCACGATGGATCTATTTGAAAAGGTTAGCTAACATGGGAATTTACGTAGCTTCCCGAGTATCACGCGCTCCGATCTGGAAAGAATATAGACAAAAAGGGATTAAAATTATTTCAACCTGGATCGATGAGGCAGGAGATGGCGAGACTGGAGATTTTGGAGAATTATGGGCAAGAATTAAGCGAGAAATTACCCATAGTCAAGCCCTAGTATTCTATGCTCAAGGATTAGAAGATTTCCCTTTTAAAGGCGCGCTAGTGGAAGTGGGTATGGCGTTAGCACTGAACAAACCAGTATTTGTTTGTATCAATGATGTACAATTAGAAGGACGAACTCTGCGTCCGTTAGGATCTTGGTCATTAGCTGACCAAGTAACCATGTGTAAAACATTGGATGAAGCAATTAACCTTGCCTCTGCGGCTTGACATTAATACCCAAATAGTGTATAATGAATCGATGAAATATGCCCTAATTGACACGGCTAATACTTTCTTCAGGATGCGGCACGTTGCTAGTCGCAACAGCAACACCTGGGAAAAGATTGGCATGGCTCTGCATCTGACCTTTGCGTCAGTAAACCAAGTCGTCCGAAAATTCGGTATCGATCATGTAGTGTTCTGTCTTGAGGGCAGATCCTGGCGCCGAGACATTTATCAACCGTATAAGGCGAATCGGGAAGTATTGCAGCAAGCAATGACCGAAAAAGAAGTAGAAGAAAATAAGATGTTCTGGGAAACGTATGAAGCCTTGACTACGTTCCTAATCAAAAAATCTAATGTGAGTGTATTGCAGCATAATCAGGCCGAAGCAGATGACCTGATCGCCCGTTTTATTCATCTACATCCGGATGACAAGCACCTGATCATCAGTTCCGATTCAGACTATCTCCAGCTTATCAATGAAAACGTATCCCAATACAACGGGGTGCAGAAACACTATATCACGATCAATGGTTATTTGGATGACAAAGATCGTTTGATTGTAGACAAGAAAACCAAGCTACCGAAATTGCTCGGGGATCCTCAATTCATCTTGTTTGAAAAGTGTATGCGGGGCGATTCCGGCGACAACGTATTCAGTGCTTATCCTGGTGTTCGCACAAAGGGAACGCAGGACAAAGTTGGCTTGATCGAAGCGTATGCTGACCGTCATAAGCAAGGATTTCACTGGAACAATATGATGCTCCAGCGCTGGGTAGATCACAATGAAGTCGAACATAAGGTTCGTGATGATTACGAACGGAATGTTAAGCTAATCGATCTTACTGCACAACCACAGGAAATACAAGATTCAATCGATGTTCAGATTGGAAAAGACTTGCGTACAGAACGTGTGGCTCAAATAGGATTTCATTGGATGAAATTCTGCGGCAAATATGAACTTATGAAACTCAGCGAAAATCCTGAGTATGTTAAATGGCTCAATAATCCCTATGTCGGGGTATTAAATAAGATCGGAGATTGGACACAATGAAAAATCCTACAATCTTTTACGAGAAAATAGGAAAGAGATACAAACCGTCTCGTACCACCGATGTTTACCAAAATTCTATGCCCTACGGTTGTCATTTAATAATCGTAGAGCCTAATACTACAAGTAAATATTACAAAATAAATCCGGCATACGCACCCATGATTGCTGCGTCTAAGATAGCAACGGAAAAAATGTGCGTTGCTATTGTGAATAAAAGCAAATATAAACCCGTCGACGGATTTCCAAACAGATTTGAAGCTCCTAGTGTACAGGATTGCATAACTGAGGGTATGAATGTTTTACGGGATGAAGCTGAAAAGTTATTAGCTAATCCAGCCGTAAAGAATGCATACGATCATTTTCTGCTTGTATGTGAATTAACTAAGGAGGACGACAATGTTAAGCTTTGATGTTCAAATCCGCAGTCCGTTTAAATCCAAACCCTTTAAAAGCTATTGGTGCAAGTCTTGGGACGTATCCAAGAACAAAGCATTTGAAATGCAGCTATCCAGATATGCATATAACCTTTTCGAACTAGGAGTGAGTCTTAACTTTACCGGTGAAGATCACGCTGGTCCTAAATTCGAATTGGGAATATTTGGATATAATATTGCGGTCAAGTTATACGACAAAAGACATTGGCTTTACGATACAAACACTTGGGAGACTTATGACAACACTGATAGCAAAACCGATAGTTAAGGATCAGTACTGGGTAGTAACTGACGGAGATCGAAAAGTCGGTAATGTTCTTGCGGATGCCGCGGGATTTGAAGTCAAGCTTAACGGAATCAATACGCACTATACCACTACCGCAGCAATTAAGAGAAAAGTAAAAATCGAATTTCAGTCGCTAAAGACCAACAAGACAGAAATTCAGTTACCTTTCTCCAGTTATCCAACCACGAAGCGTACTTACAATTCAATCGTGGATGTAAAGCGTAAACTTCATATCTACACCAAAACTAACAAGAGCAAATGCTATTATGCTGCTGGCTGGTTTGTTCTAGATCAAAACGGTATAAAAGTGTCAATGTTCTGTCCTAAGTACATTTTCATAGAACGCTACACGTATTCTGGTCCCTACAAGACGCAAGCCGAAGCGGAAAGTATGATAAATACTGTATAATGCATATTCAACGGTTTGTAGATAAGGTATCGATTGCTGACAGTAAACAGAATAAAGATTTTGTAATGTCGATGACTGATGCACGTGGACTACGTGATGAAATAGCAAAATTGTTAATCGAACTTCATGACAAACCACCAGCCGAAGAACCAGTTATACAGATAGAAGTTAAGGGCGGTAAATTTAAATGAGCAGGACTCAACCAAAAGTTTTGATTGAACTAGTAGATAAGAAAACTTATAAACTAGATCAAATTGTAGAAGCATCAGGCATCTGGGCCGTATTTTACGCCGGACAACCTATAAATCTAAAATCACAACATTATCTAGATAATCAAACAGTTCCTAAGTACAAAAAGACAAGCTTCTCAAATCCCGGTCATGCAAGAAACTTGTGCAAGAAACTGAACGCACAATTCAAGACAGACAAGTTTGAAGTTATCCTTATGAATACTGGACGGGTAGTATACCCAGATGTATCGGTCTAAAGAAATAAAGTTAAAGATCGTAGAAGTTGTCCTCGAAGAACTTCCAAAACAACTGGCTTTTTCTACTGAATTAACCGCAGAAGAAGTGGTATTAAAATGGTTTATGACAGGAAATCAGGAAGGACTTAGATTAACACATGCAGGTAATCATGCATTTGTAACAGCTAAGATTGAGTTTTTTGATGTAGCCTTTACTGCCATTTCCATTCAACCGGGATGGTATGGTACATTAATGGAAATGTCTAAGAAAATTACGTGCCCATATTACCTAGGAGTACAAAAAGAAAGAAAAGGAAAACACAATCCATATGTCCGATTGTATGATAGTAAGGTTGCTATGATGGTTGGGTTGTACGGGAACATGAAAGAATACTTAGAATCTATCCGATTAAAGACCAGAAAATACTGATTTGGTAACATTCAAGTTGATTCTAGTCAACGGATATGCTATCATAAACGTTAATAGTAGTATACAGACATTTTGTTTGTATTAACCTTAAGGAAAAGAAAATGAAACTAGTCCTCGCAGCACTTGCACTCGCAATGTCCGTTTCAGTTGCCCAAGCGCAAGATAAAGCAGCACCGAAAGCAGCAGAAGTCAAAGCAGCCGCAGCCGCTCCCGCAGCAAAAGCAGCGCCGGCAGCAAAAGCAGCACCAAAAGCAAAGGCTAAGTCTAAGGGTGCCAAATCAGCATCCAAAAGCAAAGCCCCTGCAGCTAAGCCTGTCGAGAGCAAAAAGGCAGCAGCACCTGCTGCTGACGCGGCAAAGAAATAATTTAGAAGAAATACCAGTTTGCTTATGGGATTTTATACTCGGAGCAGACGACCTTGATCTAGCTGATGTTCGTAATAGGTTACGGGTAGTGCATGATGAAGATTTATCCGATTATGTAAAAGTAAGACTACTTGTAGCGCGAATGTTAGCACTCAAGAAGTACGACGAAAAATGGGGCTGATTTAGCCCTATTTTTTGCAGCTTAATTGTTGCATTGCAGCAGATAGGGATAAATACATTACACACAGAGGTAGTACAATGAAAATTAGGACATATCAAAATATTTTAGCGTTTATCGATACAATACGTCAAGCATGTTACTTAGCTAGGAAAGGCGACCACGCCGCGGCTAAGAAATTATTCCAGGATAAGGAAAAAACATGTTCTCAGCACTCAACCTAACCCCGATGCATTTAGATATCTATGCACCAACCTTCTTCGTTGATACATTGGTTGGGACAAAGAAACATATGACGAACAAGATTATCACGCATCCCGAATTGAATAAAGCTGCAATTAACTTTATCAATGCTCAGGGTGATTTCGCTAAAATGATGATCAATAATTACGTAATCGTCAGCAAAGTTTTTGTGGATACCATGTCAGCATATTGGTTTCCAAAAAGGTCTGAACCCACCAAATAGGTTCACGCAGTAAATTACACACACACAGGAGAAGTAAAATGGAAAACACACCAAAGCTACCAGAAGTAAAATTCAACAAAAACGGATATGAAATCCGAGCCGACGTTCTTGCAATGGCAAAAGACCTAGTACAAACCGAATACTCAATGAAGTTTCATGGTTGGGAATTGTCGGGTACCAAGGACAAGGCAACTGGTCAATTAGTAACTACTGTTGCTATGCCAGAATTTCCAGGGCTAGACAAGATTCTAGAAACCGCTGAGAAAATGTATGGTTTTGTAAACCTGCAATCGACAAAGAAATAAGGTCTCTCATGAAGAAAGCAATTAAAAAATTCTGGAAAGACTTAGGGCGTGAATATCTAAAAACCGATTTGGAACGATTCCTTGAAGGATCGCAGAACATTGCCGATCTTGAACACCGTACCAAACTTTGGCAACAAAAACAACATCGTGCCAATAATGTTTTTGGTAATAGTAAATACTACTAAACATTCACGTTCATAAAATACCCGAGCAATCGGGTATTTTTTTGGTTGACGCTATTGCAACAA